CTTAATTTATTCTTCGAAGATAAAATATTAGATCCGGATCTAATATTTTATCTTCGAAGAATAAATTAAGACCTTCATAATCTTTATTCTCAGCAAACTTAATAATAGTTAAGTAGTCTTTATTGCTAAGTTCTTGAACTCTTCTCTCTTTACCACTAGGTAATTTTATCTTAACATTAAAACTCATACTCCCCGCCTGGGAATATTTATATTGTAATCTGAGAAAGTCCAGGCAACTGGTCGTATAATATCTGATTCGGTTATTTCCCCGTAACTTATCTTGTCAGCATCTATAGATATAGGTGCGCAGTTAAAAAAGTTTGTTTGTTTACGTACACTATAGTCGAAAAATCCCCGTCTAGGGTTTTGTGATGAACCCCATTTATCACCGTAAAATGCATTTGTTCTAGAATATTGCACAACACTAATGTTACATTTTGTATCTAATTCACTATCATCCTCTATTAAACCTTTAAAAGATGTAGCTACAATCCATGGTTTAATAAAGAAATCTAGAATATCAGTATTAGTTTCTAGAAATGTAATATCTAATTTATTACTTGCACCATATTTTTCTCTCGTCTGTCCGTAATAACCACCAATAAGGCCACCCGCATTAGGTATATCAGTAGTATCAATACGAACTGATTCTCTTGGCATTGCTACTGCTTGAGCTAGTAAATAACCTTGATCATCACTTGTAAATCTTTCAAGTAGATCTGTTTCTACTTGATATGCTCCAGGTTGATAATCTAATATAGTTTGTCTAATATTATTACCAATATCTGTCATAGAAGCAACACCAGCGCGAGGATAGAAATAAACCCCCCAAAGATTTTTGAGGGGAATATCACCGGCCCAGTCCTGATGGACTTGAATCCTCTGTTTAATTGGCGAAGCCATCTATTTTACTGCTCTTTTGTATAGTAATGGTACGAAACAGTTGAGTTAATCTCTACTGTAGCACCTGTTCCATCAGAAATATTATAAGCAATGTTATCGATATTACGAATGGAAGCACCAACAAGCTTGTATTGAGCTACTGGCTCGAGCTCTTTGTCGAGCTGTGCAAGTTGGATAAAGAAATCATCATCTGGAGTACCATACTCTCCGGTAGAGTTAAGATCATCAAACACTGAGCGAGAAGCACCTTCGAAATAGTTACGAAGCTCACTATCAGCATCAAGATAGAAGTTAAGAGCATAAGCATCTGAACCTGGATAGGTAGCAGTACCTGGAACGTTCAACTGAAGACCCATATAAGGGACTGGAATGTTAGTAATGTTACGTCCAGGAAGAGATGCAGTCTTGACATATACAAGATCATTCTCACCAAGAGCTGGAACACCTTGAAGCTGCATTTGCGTTACTCTGAAGAGAAAGTCTCTTGAGAAGTCACGATCGGCTGCAGCGCGATAGAAATTCTGAATAGTCTGGTTTACGGGCATACTAATATTTATGCAGTATACATGTAAATTGTACAAAAAAAGAGGAGGTCTTTCGACCTCCCCTTATATGGTTTATAACTATTGAACTATTAGTTAGATACAATTTCCTCAAAATTCGTTCCTGTACGAACAGCAGCGAAGTTAACGAGGATAAATTCAGCAGTACGTACTGGCTTGAGATAAATGTCAACAACAAGCTCGTTCTGATCAATGACCTCTGGAGTGTTATTACGATCATCACAAACAAGCATGAAGTCATATAGACCATCATCAGCTTTAACACGCTCAAAGAACGGTGTCAAAGTGTTAATAACCCTTGTACGTGTAAACAATGTATTGTTCTCAAAGAGGAAGAACTGCATTGTCTTCTTAGTAATCTTCTCAAGATAGAGGAAAGTACGACGAACATTAACTCTATCAAAGGCACTTGGCTTTTTAAGCAATGTCTTCTGTCCGAAGATTACATTACCTTGATCAGCAAAGTTAGCAATAGGGTTAAGATTGACTGTATACAAATCATCACGTTGACGTTGATTTGGAGTGATTGCTATATCAGAAGCATCAGTAATAATACCTCGATTGAATCCAGCCGGTGCGCCCCATGGTCCAACAGAAGCATCTGTTGAAGCCATCTTAGCAGCAACAAAGCCGGAAGATGGAACGTATGTTTGCAATCCAGTATAGTTATCATAAACTGACATCCAGTTAGCATACACAGTAGCATATGAAGTATTAGCTAGCTCAAACTGATGACGTAAGCCCCAGTAAATGTCTGTATAGAAATTCCTATTAGGATCTTTCTGTACTTTACTATTCTTACCAGTAACAAGCAATTGACGAATTGGATCAGCAATGAATAGAACATCACCACGTCCTCCATCCTTAACTGGACCTGCAAACGTTGCAAAGCGGTTAAAGATAGTAGTATAAGCTGTACGAGCTCTTGTATCAGTTAAGTCGTTAGATGTTCTTAATGCTTCAATAGGCGGAGTTGTTTTAGTATCATCAAATGCACCAGCATCACTACCAGAAGAGGTTTGCTGATAAGTATGAATTGTACCTAAACCGCCTTCAGCCATAATATCGATATCAAACTTACGATCATTTCTAACACGATTGAAAGCACGGTCAAGTTTCGAAGGAATACTTCCTAGATCTTTGGCACTAAGACCAGCTACTTCATGAAGCCCGAGAGGTGCAAGTGAGTCACCATAATCTATTCCAGATAAACTAGGACCAGAAGTTCTATATCCTGCACCAGCACCAACAGTAAAGAAGCTTTTTGGAAGTCCTACACTCGGAACAACTCCTCCAACTTCAGCTCCAAGAGTACCATCAGACAATGCAGCTGATAACGATCTTGTAAAAACTCTAATACTAGCTTTTGGAGTACCATCTGTATTAAGATCAACTCCTGTAAGCCTATCAGAGATATTTGGGTTAATAACAACATCAATATTACGTGATTCATCTTCTACTGTTTCAAGAGAGAAGTTAATCGGAGCACCACCATTTTCTGAATTACGTTGACGGAAGGCACCGATAGAACCATTATAGCCTTCTTCAAGAAGGTAGTTAAGATTGCCAGCTTCTTTTGAGAAAGTAGAAGGTCCTAATTTAAACACTCCAATATTCAATGTATCATCAAACTCACGTGTAGCAATATCATATCCAACGATACGGTCTTCCAAGACTTGTGAGATGGAATTAGTAGCAGGATTAGTACCATCTTCAGGAGTAGCAGATAGTTGGAACTCAAAACGACTTGTAGGTATTTGTGTTAATGTTGCTCCACCCGTGGCAGTAACTGCAGAACCAGTAACAGTAAATGTTTCAAGAACTGCATCAAAATTCCTCGCTGGGTTAATATTAGAATTATCACCAATACCAATATAATAACCATTAAATTCATTATCAATAGTTGATTGCCCTTTGTTAAATACAAGCATTGCTGCACTACTAAGAGAAGTGATTTTGTTTTTAAACTCAGAAGCTGCACCAACTCTATCTGTAAATTCAAAAAGCTCACCTGATTTAATTTGGCGATATTCTTCAGGTGTAACCGAGAATTGTTTTGGTCGACCTAAAACATAAACAGGTTTTGCAGGACCTGAATATGTCGCAGATAAAGCACCTGCAGCTGCTGCATCTGCTGCAATTGCTGGATAGGCAAGAACGCCTATTTTTGTACCAAAACCAGCTCCATTACCTCCACCATATGGTAGTCGGTTAACAAGAAGTGATCCAGAAGAGTTAAGAGCAGCACGTGCCGTGTGATAGAAGTATCTTTCAGCTGGTGTCTTCGGAGTACCATAGATTTGTTCAAACTCAGTAATATTTCCGAGTCCGATAACTTCATCCGTAGGTCCTTCGGAGGCAAATCCAGCGATATAAGTTGTAGTCCCGGTCTGAGCCGTGCGTAGTGATAAATCACTTTCACGAATCTCTACACCAGGAGATTGAATTGTTCGTCTAGCCATAACATTATTTATGCCATTTTGGACATAAATCTGTCAAATCTCAAATTTAATTAGTAATTTATAAGCTCGGAATGTATCTGTGAGTATACAAAAGTCATTGAGCTTTCAATCTCTCCGGAGTCTCTATAATTATAGTTCATTGCTCCAACATTTATAGGAAAAGCTTTGGTATAAGTAAACTTAATACGCTTATTATCATACTCATCTAGACCATATAAAGTCATATCTGTTTGATAAGAAGCAAATCGCTCATCTATCGAAAGATCGTCAACATCATATAGACCTTCTTTCTCATCATGCATTAAATCTAACCATTTATAGATAGTCCAATAGTTATTGAATTCATTATCTACTGTAAAGTTAACTGTAACTGGAGGGTATGGCTCCTTCGCATGAGCAGAGTTATATAGATTGGATCCTGCATATCCTATTTGAATAGATGGTACAGTAATCTCTGGTACAACAGAACCGTATACAGAGAACTGAAACGCATCCTCATTTAAATTATAGGTACGTCTCTCTGTCTTACTCTCAATCTTCTTAAGAGCTTGTGGTACTTGGAATACCATTATAAACTTATCAAGACGACTCTTGTTAAGAAAAGATTGGTTGTTAGAGTTAGTAGCCATACTTATATTTAATGTAACGGTGCATAACCGTTCATTTCTAAATCAGACATATCATCTGATTGCTGTGAGGAGTCCATACCAAAAAAGCAAGGAGTGAGATTATGATTACCGTCACCTACTACTTCATTATCTGTATAGATAGATGTAGGATCTTCAAAGAGAGCTACACCAAAGTCCATTGGTGAAATAACTTTAGGTCTACCAGTTGCATCAACCTCATTGATATCAAAGTATGTTTCTGCTATATCACTATCTAATACATACAAAGAATAAAGAAGTGCCATTACCAAGTCATCATTCTCACCATGACGAGCTTTCCAAGTGCCGTTAGGGTAACGAACAAAATGCCTTAACTCATGTAGAGTCCTCTCATCCTTTAATGTAAGAGCTCTACAATCATTAATCCAATAGCGCATATTAAGAACACCTTTATGCTTGGTATTTGTATGAGCAATCATACCTTGCATACGATTCTTTCTATGAGCAGCTGAGTTACCATATGATACTATCTTTGGATAGCCTAAATCAACAGCGAGTCTATCTACAACTTGAGCACCGCAGTTGTTACGTTCGATTAATGCAAGAGGATTACCATAGTTTCTTAATATACTATGCACCTTATTAGAAAATTCTAGAGGAGAAATCATATTGCTTCTATAAACAGCTACCTGTCTTATA